ATCAGGTGCGGCCCATACTGCTTGCACATCTTGATTTCTTTTCGAGGGTGACACTTAACGTGCTCTGGCGAAAAGTATTCCCACTGGCTTACGCCCGTTGCTGTTGAACACGCAGTTATCAGAAGCACGACGCAAACAAAGGCGACCATAAATAATATTTTGTACTTCACTTCTTTCTCATGCGCTCGGCGTAGGCTAAGAGCGGCTCACCAAACTTCTTCTCAAACCATTGCTCCCAAGTGACCCGTCGATGCGGCGGGTTGTTTGGGGTGGCATGGTGCCGACGCTTCCAACACCACCTCGCAGCGTGATACATCTTCTGCTCAGCCCATTCTTTTTCTTGGGCCAACTCTTCTTCAGTTAAGGTCGGTAAGGCCAAACTCTTTGATCCCGTCTTGGTTGTAGGGCAGGTACAGGTCTTGCTCACGGCACTTGATGCCAACAGCCATCGCCTGCTCGTTCTGGGCATCAGCATACGCTATGGCTTCATCAGAGAGCGTGTAGACGCCAAACGGATATGGGTGCGCCTTCTCTTGGGCTAGGAAGTAAAACTTCTCTGTGGGCAGTCCCACGGCCCTACAGCCAGCTAAGTAGTACGCAGCCTGCTGATGATAGCGGAACGTGTTGATCGCGCTCCTGAAGCCACGAGGCGAGGCGTCACGGCAGGTCTTTAGATCCCAAACGTCAGTGTCTGTATGCCAGTCCAGCTTACCCTTGCACGGCTGTCCGTTCCAGATCCAACACAGCGTCAGCTCGACCCTGTGGCCGGGCTTGGGAATGAAGTCAGCGACTACCTCACGACGCTCCATGCAGATGTCATACATGTCTTGCTTGCATGGCGTCTTGTCACCCAGATCCTCAAGCCACTCGGCGTACTCGGCCTTGCCAACCTTGGTGCGCCTATCAACCGCTGGCTCTATGGCGAACTCGTCAAAGAACTTGTGGTGCTCCAGAAAAACCGTGTGCTGCACTCGACCTTCAAGCAGCGCGGGTGAGTTGTTGAAGGTTTGGTTCTTCCAAGTGAACGGACACTTGGCTATCGATGTGAGATCGTGAGATCGCCACGCAGGTATCGAGTCATACGTTGGGTAGTCCAGATCCTCGTAAATGCCTACTTTGAATTCCATCACTTATCCTTAGCTTTTGGTTTTAAGACCATGCCGTACTCGTTGACGCCATGACATATTTTTGAGTTTTTTCTAATCAGCTTGTTGTCTTTGAACGGTTTGTAATCGACGTGGTGATGCCATCGATTGAAACGCCAAACGACGGACGCAACATCAGGGTGAAGGTCTGCAAGCATCTGGCTTTTTGGCTTAGTGCCTTCGCCCGAATAAAACTCTTTGGTGTTGCCACCAGACATTCTTTGAGTTGTTACTTTTCCACACAAAAAAGCATTGAACTGCACCGTGCAGTAACCGTCCTTTAGGACTCGCAAACAGATGTCGGTATCCTCGTTATAACGCCCACGCCAACGATAAGGGATGTCGTTTCTTATCAGCAGGCAACTGTAAATTCTAGTGTTCAAAACAAATGGCGGCACCGAGTCTGTTGATTTGCAAAACGAGTAATAGTTCAAGCCACTGATTGCCACGTTCTCGTAGCGGTCAACAAAATCTTCAGCAGCCCTGAGCGTTGCCCCTGTCCGCACAGATACTTTTTGGTTTCGGTTTAGGCGATGAAAGTCATCGAGGTTATCGTCCATCACCCAGTGAGATGTATGGCCCTCAGCAACCGAGTGATCCCAAGCAAAGTTTCTAGCAGCGCCCGGTCCTTTTGATTTGCCATGTTCATCGTCGCATGTGTCGTAGTTGTCCAGATACTCTTGCGGTAGCACTAACAATCTTTCTCGGCCTACAGCGTCTGCATAGTTTTCAAGCTCATGAGCTTCAACAATAACCTTGAACGGCACACCCATACGGGTCAAAGCTTTGGCTGTTAGACCATTGTGCCACCGACCCTTGCTTACAATATATATTGGATGCTCAGGGTTCATCGCCATCAACCCAAGCCATCATGTTGTGCTCTGCACCCCAGTGAGACTTGAATGGGAACCAGATGCTTTTTGTTTTTGACGTAAGCGTTTGGTTTATTAGCTTTGCAAACTCTTTCAGGTCTTGCTCTGTTTCAAACCGCATGTTGATGCAGGCGAATGGCTCTTGTTTGTCCTGAACAAACTCAGGCATACCCTGCCAGTGTTCCACCCACCAAGAATCTGGTTCGCCAAAGAAGCTTTCTTGTTCCATCAGTCCTCCGACGCCTCAACAATATCGACGCGGCGGAAGTCTTTACCAAAGTGTTTGCGCGATTCTTTGAGCGCCAACTCCTTGGCTTCGCTCAGCGAGTCGGCCTCGATTTTAAAGTGCTTAACAGAAGTGATTAACACCTCAAGGTCAAAGCTTTGCTTGGGCTTCTCTATCTGCATAACCTTCTCCGCTAAATATAGTTCGTGCGCTTGAACCAGTACGCGCCCGTTGTTGGGTTCTCAAACAACTTGTATCTTCGTGCAGAGTTGTAGACCACGCTTGGGCTGATATCGAGTTCTCTAGCAATTTGCGCTCCACTCACACCACGATCACTCATCAACAGTATCTGCATAATCTGACTGTCTTTGATGTTTAGCCTTTTGGTGTTTTCGATTGACGCCTTACGCCTCTCTTCTAGCCGTGCAGCGTGGTCTTTGGTCTTTTTGTTTTGATACTTTTCTTGTGCTCGAAAAGCTTTGATAAATAAATTGCTCACAGTTTCTCCGATTGGTTAGCCCCGCCTTTAGTCATCCACGGACGGGAACGTGGTAGTGGGGTGGATTACTAAACCACCCTGACCTTTATGTTAGCCCCGCCTACGGTCTACACGGACGGGAACGCGCTGGAGGGCGTGATGATACCCAGACCTATCACATCATACGACAAAAGCCCCAAGCAGGAAGCCAACAACAAAGGATAGAACCAATGCGTATGTTGTAAATTTTGGTACTCCAAATTGACGCGCCGCAGCGAACCTCATCACGATTTCCTTGGGTCATCGCCCATCGAGTAACGCAAGTACCATATGGCCTTGCTCTTGTCCTCGCTTGGGTTGCCCTTCTTGTTCGAGCGCCAGTTGTACTTGAACGCCGCAATCTCGGCATATTCCTGCACACGCTGTAACCCGAAAGCCGACACCATTGCGTCAATACACTCGACCTCACCCGAAGCATAGTGCGACGGACTATTGATCATGTCGTTTGGCTTTTTCGCTTTCGGCCCGATCCACTCGTCCAAATGCTCCGCCAGCTTGTTGCTTTCAAAGCCTTTGATCAGATAAGTCGAATCAAAAAACCGTTCTAGCTTAGCCAAGGTTGCACTCGTGCAGCCTGCTTTCTTATAGATGATGTCCTTGATCGTGTTGCGATCCACACCAACCTCAAGGGCCACTGCGCTCACCGCAGTGGTTACCTTAACGCTCTTTTGACGCGAGTATTCGACCACCGCATGGTGGAGCATGTCGCGTTGTTTGATTGTGATCATGCTACCCCCTAGAACGGTATGTCATCTTCAAAGTCTTCTTCTGCAACCGCAGGCTCAGGTGCTGGTGCTGGCTCTTCAGCAACGGGTGCCGCAGCGCCACCGCCTTTCTTCATTGCAGCCTGCACCTCGAAGCATGGCTCGACAGGTTCTTTACCTTGCTCGTCGCAGCCACCGATTTGCCACTGCATAAACCGTGGTAGCTCCTCGAAAATGTCGCAGGCTTTCTTGCTCGCTTCATCAGACTCGCCAGAGAACTCTTTGCAGTAGTCTTCGAGATCAAAGACCTGCTGATCATTCACTGTCGCAACTTTCTTGGCACCACCATCCGCGCAGAACACGCCGACTACCTTGGCGTTCCCGCCACTGGTTAAGCCGACATCGACCTTGCAGGTTGTGCCGAGAATCTTGGTGAGGTCAAAAGACTTCAGCTCTTCCTCAGTAAAAGACTTGTTGCGCCATGCCTGTAGATGCTGCCGCAGCTTAGCTCGCTCGTTCAGAGACAGCGTGTACTGGCAGTTGATCACCATAGGTCGATCATCGGCCATACGCAGCTCAGGCAGCTCCCAGAAGATGAACACGTTGTGCTTCTTGCTGATCTCGCCTTGGAAGTCGTTGAGTGAAGTGCCAGCGTCAACCAGCTTGTAACAGATTGCGTTATGGGTGCCGACTGGTACTTGCTCGAAG